ACCTAATTGATGAGCTTAAAGACAAAAAGATTCCCTATAAAACATATAAGGCCGGCGATAAGGAGTCAAGAAAAAAGGCTGTAAACAGCGTAGAAGATATCAGATTCTCACTTTCCGGCATAGATACCGACATCCTTAATAATCCTACCGGCAAGCGCTATTCTGTAGATGATGACTGGATGGACGAGTTCACCAGTATGACAGATGAAGAACTGGAACAGATGGTAAGAGAGACTATTATAGACGACTCTCCGAATGGATCATACACCAGTTATCGCGCTAACATAGATCAGACTGTAGAAAATCTGTCAAGGATGCTGGAAGCTGCCAATGCACCGCTTAGGGGACATGAGGTAAACAGAGACAGAATAGCGGCCATAGCTGATCAGATAAAGGATCATTACAGCAGTCATATCTCAAAGCAGGTATTGACCGACAACCTTGTAGCTGTCTTTGATTATCTGCAGCACAACGACAACATTGATTATAACGACATAACCAGGGTACTTTCTGAAGTGGCAGCACCGGTACTGGAGAAGACCGACATTGATGTACCGGAGGAGTATGCAAGATTTAAGGACCTTATGAGGGGCTATAAGATAAAGCTCACTGATAAGCAAAAGCAGGAACTTGCAAATATTTACGGTTCCTATGAAACGGCACGCAAGCAGAACTTTGGCCGCTTGACCTTCTCTGATGACGGATACTCTCTGGATTCAATATGGTCGGAGCTAGTTGAAAAGTCTGCAGGCTTATTGAATGAAGGAGCCTATGAGGGAGAGCAGATAACGCAGCTCATAGACGCTATGGATATCTGTAGTCAGGGACATAGCGTAGTCGAGGTGGAGCGCGGACAGGATCTAGCCCAGGCATCCATCGACCTCACTATGGAGATCATGGAGGAGTATTACAAGGCAGAGGCTGAAGCTATCAGGAGCGAGGCTATAACCGGCGCACTTGAAAGCGGTATGGCAGGAAAAGCTGCAAAGGAGACTATCGACCGAGCACGCGCAAAGATGCAGGAGCAGCAGAAGGAGTTTAGAAAGAAGACCAAAGAGGAATATGAGACGCGCATAAAGTATCTCGAAAAGCAGCTGGGCGATATAGACTACTATAAGGCTATGGCTGAGTACAATGAAAAGGTCAGAAATATTCATGATCAGAAGAGCCAGGCTGAGATCCACAGACTTATTGAGGAGCTTGCCAAGACACGCCGCCAGATGGCTACACAGGCAAAGGCACTTAATAAGAACTCTGTAGAAGACTATAAGGAGTCCCAGGAGAGAATAAAGGCAAGGAAGGAAATAACCAGACTCGGCAACAACCTTATGAATAGGATTCTCAATCCTACGACTAAGCAGCATGTACCTACCGACCTTCAGAAGCCTCTGGCAGACTTCTTATCAGGTATTGATTTTGTATCTCACAGAGCAAAGGAAGACAGCAAGAGCACAAAGAGCTGGAGAGAGAAGATGCAGTCACTCTCTATTTACCTCTCACAGCTTGAAGCAGGAAAGATTGAGGACGATGTAGATTATCTGTCAGTCCTTGATCCGGACCTCAATTCTGATATTAGAGACTTTATCAAAGAGACGGAAGGATATGCAAAGGTATCACAACTTGATACAAAGGAACTGCAGAAGCTTGAAAGCATCCTGAAGCGCATACAGGCTTCCATAAACAAGGTCGATAAGGCACTCGCAAACCAGCAGTATGAGAGAGTATCAGACCTTGCTGTAGCCACAAGAGACGAGCTGAGGGATAGAAAACCCCACAAGGCAACATATAGAGGGCTGGAAACCTTAAACAGCTTCTTTAATATCGCAGAGCTGGATCCTACGAGTTACTTCTACGAGATGGGCGAGGCAGCAGGCAGCATAATGCAGTCCTTCAGAGACGGCTTCGACAAGAGAGTATGGCATCTGAAGTCTATACAGGACTATGTGGACGGAATAAAGAACGAGGTAGGCTTAAAGAACTTTGCTGACTGGCGCAAGGAGGAACATACTTTTAAGACAAACGAGGGCGAATTGACACTGACTACCGCACAGATCATGTCACTCTATTGCTTAATGAACAGAGATCAGGCGAGGGAGCATATAGTCCGCGGCGGATTAAAGGCCGGAGATAGAGAAAAGGGATTTCTTAAAAAATCTGTAAATCAGCTTGAACCGATACATATTACACCGGAGGAGTATTCACAGATCGTAAATACCCTTACGAACGACCAAAAGTATATTGCAAGCAAGCTGCAGCAGTACATGGCTACCGAGTGTGCAAAGTGGGGCAATAATGTCAGCAGAGCACTGTACGGATATGAGAAGTTCACCGACAAAAACTACTTCCCTATTGATGTAGACAAGAACACCGCTGCAGTAAATGACAAGAATACCAGTGATACAGCGTCCATGTGGGGGCTGAGAAACAAGGGATTTACGAAGGACTTGGCACCGCATGCAAAGAACGCCGTAATTCTAAACGACATATTCTCAGTATTCACACAGCATACGACAGAGATGGCCACCTATGACGGCCTAGTCCTTCCTCTGACAGACGCTATGAGATGGTACAACTTCAGAGCTGTAAACGAGGTATTTACCGAAGCAAACGACTACGGCGCTGTTAATAACGAGTGGAATATCCAGCGCGAGATCGAGAGGGTACTGGGTAAGCCCGGACAGCAGTACTTCACAAAGCTGATTAAGGACATAAACGGAATGAACCGCACCGACGGACTGGGTGTAATCAGCAAGTTTATGGGTAACTACAAGGCTGCAGCCGTAGCCGCAAACATGAGAGTAGTTATTCAGCAGCCGACGGCATACGCCAGGGCATTCGCAGAGATGGATGCGAGGGATCTGACTGCAGCATTGGCATCCGCGCCACTTGCTGGAAAGTACGCAAAGAAAGCTCAGGATAATTGCGCTATAGCACTTTGGAAGGCATGGGGATTCTACGAGACCTACATGGGACAGTCCATGGAACAGATCATCACCGGAGATTCAACAGTTACGGAGAAGATCAGAGACATAGCGGCTATCGGAGCACAGAAGGCTGATGACTGGACCTGGGGCATATTGTGGAGAGCATGCGAGATCGAAACGAGCAGACTCTATCCTAATATGGAGTATAACAGCACGGAATACCTGAAGGCTGTAGCAGAAAGAATGTCATATGTGGTAGACAGAACGCAGGTAGTAGACTCAGTACTTCATAGATCAGACATTATGAGAAGGCAGGACGGCCTGGCAAAGACCTTCACCGCATTCATGGCAGAGCCTACAAAGAGCGTAAACATGTTGCACAGGGCACTTGTATCAAAGGACAAAAAGAAGTTAGCGAAGGCTATAGCTGCATTCCTTACGTCAAACCTTCTTGTAGCATTCTTTGCAGGACTGATCGACGCGGCCAGACATGATGATGACGAGCACAGTTATCAGGAGTTGTTGCTTGAAGCATTCAAGAAGAATGCAATGGATAATCTCAATCCTATAAATCTGTTCCCTTATGTAAAGGATCTGTATGCAATCCTTGAAACTACAATAGAGGGCGGATATCAGAGCAGCAACACGGACATGAGCCTTGCGGGTTATAGCCAGACAGTACAGGCAATGTGGAACATATACAAATACATCAATCCTTATACAGAGTACACCGGAAAGAAGACGCCGTATGGACTCGCAAAGGATCTGACAAGAGGCGTTTCACAGCTTACCGGTATTCCGGCATACAATCTCTGGAGAGACATAGAGGCAGGCCACAACATGCTTGCAGAGAACTGGGCTACCACAACCAACACCAACTATGGTGCACTGCATAAAGCTATAACAAGTGGCGAGGATATAGAGGGTGCAGTCAATAAGATGATCGAGGACGGCGTAGATCCGGGAACCATAAAGAAGCACCTGACAAGCAAGTACAAGGAAGCTTATATTGAAGCATCCGAGGAAGACCGCGCCGAAATGAAGGAGAAGCTGCTTAGAGCATACAACGCTTTGGGAGACGACTCCTACGATCAGAAGATAGACGGCTGGGTAAACAAGGCAGCAGGCGATACCGCAAAGAACGATTCTCAGGATTCTGCACCGGTGCAAGAGTATACAAGCGACTATGCCGGAGTATACCAGGCCATAGATCAGGGCGGAAACATTCAGGCAGAAGTCCAGAGCATGCTTGCATCCGGTAAGGAAAAGAGCGGAGTTAAAAGCGCAATAACGAGACATTATAAGGATGACTACCTCTCAGCGACCGGATCCGATAAAGCAAATCTGAAGAATACTTTAATCAAGGCTTACACGGCAGCAGGTTATAGTCGGGAAGAAGCAATAAGTACGATAGAGGGATGGTAAATCTCAATAAAACTTGAACTTGACTTTTGGGTCAGAATGATTTAACATTCACCTTGCTACAGGAAATTACCCTGGTTAGCTTGTTGAATAGCCTTTGAACGAGGTCTTCCAGGTTTCGGAAGGTGCCGAATTCAAAGGCTTATTAACTTTTAGGAGGTGTTTAATGAAGAATTATATTCCTAGAAAGACGGCTATATTAGTAGATGGTGGGTATTATCGGAAAAGAGCAACAGCTTTATGGGGAAAAAAGAGCGCGGAGCAAAGAGCTAATGAACTGATTGCGTACTGTATGCTTCACATAACAGAACCGGAAGATCCTAGGGATCTGTACAGGATTTTTTATTATGATTGTCCACCGATGAAAAGGGTAATGATACATCCTCTTACGGGTGAAGAAGTTAATTTTTCGGAAGGCGCGCAAACAAAATGGGCAAACGATTTTTACGACGAATTGTCAACCAAAATAAAGGTTGCATTAAGAATGGGAGAGTTGGCTGAGGGCGTTGCCAACTATGTACTTAAGCAAAGTTCATTAAATGACATACTTAGTCGAAGGCGATCAGTTGATAATTTAACCAAAAATGATTTTTATGTTGATGTAAAGCAGAAAGGTGTAGATATGAGGATCGGTCTTGATGCCGCTTCAATATCAGCAGGAAGATATGCAAACCAGATTGTGCTAATCGCTGGAGATAGTGATTTTCAGCCGGTGGCAAAAACAGTTCGCCGAAATGGTGTTGACTTTATACTAGATCCAATGAAACAAAGTCCAAAGAAATCTCTTCTTGCACATGTAGATGCTATAGAAACATATGTACATAAGATGTATGTAGCAAGTTAAATAAAACAAAGACATTGCATAGATTATTAAGGGTACTCCACAAGGGGCACCCTTTTTTTAACGCCTTAAAGTCGGTATATTCGAGAAAAAGGAGGGGAACTATGGAAGTCGTACATCAGATAATAGTTGACCTGAAAGATAACAGCAGAACACATACTATTGAAGTCCGTAAAGGATCAGTAAACGCAGTAAAGATGCGCTGTACTTTGATTAACGGAGGGGTCCCGGTTGATATGTCAGACGTGTTGACAGCAACAGTGCAGGGAGTAAAGCCTTCCGGGGCTATCATATATGCAGATGCTGATATAGAGAAGGACGAAGAGGGCAATAATATAAATGTTGTCTCATATGTATTCTCAAATATAGCCCTGGCTGAGACCGGGCATTCGACCTATTCTATAGAACTCATGTCAAGTCTGGCACAGTTGATCTATAGCTTTGACATATATGTAGATGTATTAAACCAGCTATACGACGAAGCTGATCTATGGGGAGAGAACGATCTTTCAGCCATGAGATCCTATATGACAAGGACGCTGAATGCAGCACAGACCTCAGAGGAACTGAAAGCTTCACTGATTGCAGCTATTGGAAATGTCGATGAAGTAATCAATAACATGAAGGCGGAGCTGCAGGAGTACGAAGATTATCTTATTGAACTGCAGGATATGGTAGACGATGGAGCATTTGATGGAGCGCCAGGACCTCAGGGACCACAGGGCGAAAAGGGAGAGAAGGGAGATCCCGGAGAAAGTGGAGTAACGATACCGGTAGAAGGACTTGTATCCCTGTCAGTGACTCCGGAAGGCGATCTTTACGCATATTCTGCAGGAGAGTCAGTTGAAACACCGTTCGTATATGACAGTGACACAGGTAATTTGTACTACGAAACAGAGGAGGAATAAAAGATGGCTGCTATATTTTTGGGACATGTTAAAGGGCCTAAGGGTGATACGGGCGCAAAGGGTGAGACCGGAGCCACCGGAGCAACAGGCGCTACCGGAGCACGCGGAAGCTTGTGGTATGACGGAACAGGAATAACCGGAACCAGTACAACCCCTACAGTATTTGTAGATAGTGGCGTAACACTGGCGGCAGCAAATGATCAGTACTTGAACACATCTACCGGCAATGTATATAGATGCAATACCCCCGGAGATGCATCTACAGCAACATGGGTATATGTAGGTTGCATAAAGGGAGTACAGGCGGAAGTTGTTAATAACCTAACATCAACCTCTACCACGAAGGCTCTCTCAGCAAATATGGGTAAGGTCCTGAATGAGAAGATAGAGGCCATGCAGATATATCCGTATGCAGTATATCCGGATGCTACAGATACATCCTATACGCTGGAAATAGTCATTGAAAACAAGACAACTACGATTACCATAGCAGATGATGCAAGCCATACCGGAACATACTCATATACTGCTGCAGGAGATAATGCAACAGCAACAGTTACTATTACCCTGGGAACGTCTATAGGGCTTCCTCAGTCCGGTGCAGTGGTAACAGCGATCCAGTCTAGCGCGGCACAGATCAGCGAGGTAACACTTTACGACTCAGACAGCCAGGAAGTTTACAATGATGAGCCTAAGATGTGGGAGCACATCAATACGCTGGAGCAGGAGATAGAGGTCGGAACCACTATAACAGAGGAGTATGAGTCCGGCGGAGAGACGGTCACAGATACCTATAAGACATCTCTGATCAAGAAGTTTATCGACGGAGTAAAGACGGCTACATTCCCGATCACACACGCTAAGGCGGTATGGTTTGACAAGCACGCAAACAAGACGGTACACGATGAGATTAGCACGATAAATGCGTCTTTAACGGAGTTAAATAGTTACTCCTCTGAGGAATTTGTAGTCCTGAATGATATCACATCTGCACGGACTTATTTTGATGGCAATGTGAATATACATAAAGAGGGCTATCTCCCTATTGAGATTGAATATAGGTCGAGCAACTCAAATATGACTATCTATACCATGTATATCTCTTCTACAAATAGTCAGTGGATAGCGTATTATGGAATAGCAACCACCGATGGTTCTACATTTAACCATTTAACATTTATACTTTGCGTTAGATACAAGAAACTGTTACCCTTATAAACTATAGTTTACTCGCTAGTTTTAATTGTTAGAGTAGAACCATATCTCGTAGACCGTACCGCTTCCTTCTAACGACCAAGCGATAACGTCACCCTGCTTAACAGGAATAAAGCCTGTTTGCTGTGTTTGGATATTTTGTGTGCCCGATACGGGAACGGTTGCCGCCAACCTGTGACAGTACGCTCCACGGTTATTTACAGTAAATGAAACCGTCCCACCACTAGGGGCATTAGCGGAGTATGTTACGCCTGTTCTGATGTATACAAAGCCATTTTTAGAGACCGTCCAAGGATTTAATTGGATACCCGCTCCCCACGATGTGCTATACTCGGAAAAATCATCTTCTAACTCCGTTAAAGACGCATTAAGAGGAACAAGCCCCTCGATCTGAGGGGCTTTTATATTGCCATCTATTCGAACATATGTTAAAATGCATTTGCAGCAAAAAAATAGGAATGAGGATGACCGCTAAATCATTTCCTCACTCCTAACTTCTCAGGTGGGAATACTATATCATATACCCACCTTTATTTCAAGGAGGGTATTTTTATGTCTAAATTACATGAAGCTCTGATCATGCGGCTATGTCGCACTTTTTCAAATGAGGAGATCCAGTTCATCCTGGATCAGATTGACTCCGTACTACTGGACTATGACATAGTGGAACATGACCACAGTCTGACGATCACAAACGAAGCTGATTATATCAAAATGTTCTTTAATCAGAAAATCATGGAGGGCAAGTCAGAAAACACCATCAAGACTTACAAATGTCACTTAAAGGACTATCTCATGAACATAGGGAAGCCTATTCTGACGGTTACTACGCGGGATATAAGGTACCATCTGGCAGAAGTGGAACAGCGATTGAATTACAGCAAGAGCACCCTAGAGGACCGACGGAGCGCATTATCATCTTTTTATAAGTGGTTAAAAGAGGAACGGTATATCCAGGAAAACCCGGTCGAACCGATACACCGTATTAAGTTTGAAAAGAATAAAAGAGAACCATATACACAGGAGCAGATGGAGAAGATCCGCTATGCATGCCGTAATAATGCAAGAAATACAGCGCTGATAGAGTTTTTATATAGCACCGGATGCAGAGTATCTGAAGTAGTTAGTATAAAAGTAGATGATGTAGACTGGGAAAACGGAGAAGTGATAGTTACGGGTAAAGGAAATAAATCCAGGCCGGTGTATCTGAACGTGAGGGCACAACTTGCCTTGAAGCGGTATTTAAAGGGCAGGCATAATCAGACCGACTATCTGTTTTCGTCTACGCGAAGACTGGGAAATAAGCCTATAGATAAATCGAGCCTGGAAAAAATATGCAAACAGATGGGATATGAGGCAGGGATAAACCGGAAGCTGCGCCCGCACGAAGTAAGACATACATTTGCGACAGACGCTTTAGAGAAGGGAGTACCGATAGAGGACGTACAGGTTATGCTGGGACATGAACGCATGGAGACTACGCTGATCTATACAAAGATAAATCAAAACAAGGTACACCTGGAACATAAGAAAGCATTTTAACCACCGGAATAACGGCAAGGATCCGCGAGGGGCACCCTATAATGGGCGCCTCTTTTTTTGTATAAAGATATCAGGAGGAAGTGAAAATGTGGGAATCAATAAGCAGAGTGCTTACAAGTTCTAATGCCCCTATTGTAATCGCATTCCTATTGTTTATGGGGATCATGGCATGGGTGATGGCAAAAAAGGGCCTTTTCAATATACATACAGACGCGGTAACTATCGGAGCAGCTGATAAGGAGCGAAAGATAATCCGCATGCAGTTGGAATGGGTTATGCAACATCTGACAGGACTGGAAGCAAACATTGAGAAGGACGAAAAGTACAATCACTACAGAGGCAAATATGTTGTGGAGCGTATATATGACTACTACGTTGACAGGATTACACAAAACCACATCACAAATTCTACAGAATATATCGAGATATGCCAGAGCAACATAATAGCAATAGTAGACTCACTGACTGAAAAGCCGGAGTACAAGACGGAAGATTTCAAACAAATGATGATGGATGATACAAAAATCTGCATCAATAAGCTGATACAGATTAGGAAAGTATACAAGTAAAAGTGAAGGAGGTAGTCATTATGAGTTTCGGAATTGCAAATGTAGCAGCGATCACGGTTATTTGTTACCTGGTAGGAATTGCATGCAAGGCGATCGAACCGATCCCGGACGAGTATATCCCGGTTATAGTTGGGTTATCAGGCGGACTGTTAGGGGCAATCGCTTTCATGACAGGAATGCCGGACTTCCCGGCCCAGGATTACATAACAGCCGTAGCTGTTGGTATAGTGAGTGGATTAGCGGCAACGGGAGCCAACCAGATCACGAGGCAGTTAGCACCGGATAATGAGGTAAACGGATAATGAGCGAACTATTCATAGAGGAGATTGCATTTTATATACGTAGACATGCACCGGAATATGGCATAAGCGTATGTTCTCCGATCATAGCGCAGGCGATCCTGGAAAGCGCCTACGGAAAGTCAACCCTGGGAAGAAACAACAATTTCTTTGGACTGAAGTATCGTGAGGGCCGATGTCCTACAGCTAACGGTGTTATAAACAAGTCAGGAAGCGAGCAGAGAGCTGATGGATCCTATGTAACATCAGACATGGTGTGGTTTAAGTTTCCAGACATGGAGGCCGGTGTAATAGGCTACTTTGATTTTATCAATACAAGCAATTACAAAAACCTAAAAGGTATAAAGGATCCGGAAACATACCTGAAGCAGCTTAAAGCGGACGGATATGCAACTTCCCTGGAATACGTCTCAAATCTGATGCATGTCATCAAAGACCATAACCTAACGAGGTATGATAAGAAGGAGGAAAGCAAAATGAAAATAGCGATCAATGCAGGACATGCTGCAGTAGGCAAAGGGGCTATCGGCGCAGTGGGTCTTCTGAATGAGTCCGTAGAGGACAGAGTGGTAAAAGATAAGGTTGTCGCTTTACTGAGAGCGCAGGGACATGAAGTGATTGACTGCACTGTAGACTCCGGTACACAGAATGCCGTACTCAACGGGATTATCAGCAAGACAAACGCGGCAAAGGCTGATTTGAACATATCCATTCATTTTAACTCCGGTGCAAACAGGCCGGCAAAGGATGGAAAAACGACCGGAACAGAGGTATACATCTATGATTCAAATACCAGATGCAAGGCCACCGCGCAGGCTATAGTAAATGCCATTGCGGGCCTGGGCTTTAAGAACAGAGGCGTGAAGGTCTCCAAGTCGCTTGCATTCCTAAAGCGCACCAAGACAGAATCCATACTTATAGAAGTATGCTTCGTGGATGATGGAGACGATGCGGCCCTGTATAACGCAGACAAGGTTGCAGCTGCCATAGTAGTTGCGATCACCGGCCAGGGTACAATCCCTTCGACAACAGAGAACCCTCCGGCAGCTTCCAAGAAAACAGGCAATTATATAGTAAAGCTGAAGACAAACCTGAATATCAGGAAGGGACCGGGCATACAGTACGGAATAAATGCTGTAGCTAAAAAGGGCGTGAAGTACACTATAGTTGAAACAAGCGGAGGATGGGGCAAGCTGAAGTCCGGCTTGGGCTGGATCAACATATCCACTTCATATGTAACATACTGTTAAAAGCAGATCTCCTTCATATCTGTTTTTATAGGCGCTCCGGGGTGATGGGTGTTCACTTCGGGGCGCTGCCTTTTGTTCTGATATAAATACAATTTTTAGAGGCAAAAAATAAGGGTCGCACATCGGGTCGCACATTGGGTCGCACATCGGGTCGCACATCAAAAGGCAGAAAAAAGCATATTTTTGCTACTACGTTCGATAGAATGTCTGTATGGATTGTATAAAATTAAAAAACCTTGCGCCGCCTATTTTCAAGGCTTTGCAAGGGTTGTATTTTTAGTGAGACACGCGGGAATCGAACCCGCGACAACTTGATTAAAAGACAACAAACAAATCCCATAAATAGGGCATTTCAGAGAAAAATCGCAAAGGGGTAGCAATAGTTGTCAAGTAGTTGTCAAGTCCTTCGGGGGTTCATATCCCTATTTTTTTCTGGATTTTTTCCTGGTATTCATTGATCATGTCTCCGGCTTCCAGGATATCAGACAGGTCTCCGACATGAGTATAAATATCTGCGGTGATGGATATAGTCGCATGTCCCATAAGACGCTGGGCCTTGCGTACATCAACGGTAGCACGACACAGATCGGTGCAGTAAGTATGCCTCAGACAGTACGGAACAAAATCCTCAGCTAAAGGGAATGGAGGGATCAGTTCATTACGATAGACCTTGCATCCCATGGAGATATTCATATCCCGGCGCAAGCTTTTGACAAGCCTGTTATAAGATGACTCGGAGTGCTTATTGTGCGCCTCATTGGGACAGATATATTCAAATGGGGTAGTGTGCTTTATCCTCTGATATAAAACGTCCGGAATGGGTACATATCGGTCGCTGTTCTCGGTCTTAGTTCCTCTGATATGGAGTATAGGCTTGTCATCCTTTACGGAGATATCCTTGCCTATGGCATTTATAGCCTCTGCAGGTCTGCATCCGCAATACAGCATCATCAAAAACAGAGTATAACGCGGGTTATTTTCTGCAACTTTCAAAAAGTGTTCGCGTTCATGATCAGTGATCGAACGCCGGTGACTGTTTTTAGCAGGCGGCTTTATTATCTTTGCTGCGGGATTAGACCGAATAAGCTGATTATCTACCGCCGTTTGGAAAATAAACCGTAGCTCCTGGTATATCTTCTGAATGTGGGAATAACTCCGCCCAGCCTGAGCATTCATGATAGCCTGGCACTGAACAGCCTTTACGGACTTAATAGACATGTTACCGATCTCGGACAGAATATGCTTTTTAACACGAAGCATAGTGTTGTTATAGTTTTCATAGGAGATATTAGCTTTATAGGTCTTAAAGGCGATCTCGGTCCAGGCCGCTACCGTCATCGAGCTTTCTATTCTAACGATCTCTCTTTCAAGTTGCGCGGTCCGCTCTGCCATCTTTCTGTAGACTTCATCCAGAGTATTGCCGTAGACGTTATAGCGCTTGCCTTCATATACAAAAGTTTTACGATACTTATACTTTTTAGCCATATGAGTTTCCTTTCCCGGTTGCACCGGTGCAGCGGTTATATATCAAAGTAAAAAAAACCTCTGCACAAGTACAGAGGGGTCATCCATTGAGCTTTCTTTTGCTTAAGCTCCTCGCGCTCTACGAGGAGGGATCATCCATTGAGCCGTCTTATTATTCCGTCCCTGCTCTCAGGACGGGTTCTTCTGTACCTAAAGTATATATTCATTTTGTGATCACTGCAACCACAAGAAGGATCCGAAGAAATACAACATCTTGTGTATCAACAGTATTCTATTCTAACAACTTATAACACTGGAAAGGCTCCCCTTTTCCGCAGCGCAGCGATCATACTCACGATTAAGTACAGTATCGACAAACTCTCTGCCGGACTCATCGAGATAACGATAGCGGCGGATATGCTCTGCCTCAACCTCGGTAAGTTTAATCTGAACCCCGGAGGCAGCAGGCGAGGATGGGGGATCTATAAGATCAGACTTGTTTATACCAAAATAATCAGCTAACAACTGAATTTTACCCATACGGGGAATAGCAATACCCTGGCACCAGGTATTGAAAGTCTGAGGAGAAACGCCTATAGCCTCAGCGACTTCTTTTTGAGTCTTCCGTTTCTCAGCAAGAATATTATTTAGATTATTTTTAAAGATAAATCTTTGCATGTCTTCTGACATTTTTGTGTCCTCCGTGCCTTGATAATACAACGAAAATGGATATTTTGCAACTGAAAAACAAAAATATTTTGATTTTAGTATTGACATCAAATTAAATTTGATATACTATAGCCTCAACACAAACAGGAAACATCCTGAGGGAGGAAGGTAAGTATGTCAGATATATTGCAGATTTCATTGGCAGCTGCAAGAGTAAATGCAGGAATGACACAAGATGACGTTGCACAGAAGATGCATGTAGGAAAGCAAACGGTTGTTAATTGGGAAAAAGGAAAGACGGAGCCAACAGTTTCACAGGGACAAAAGCTCAGCAATCTTTTCAAGATACCGATGGACAACCTTATTTTTTTGTCTTCGCAATCAAATTAAATTTGATCATCTGTGCTACCCTACGGGTACCACAGTTATTAGTAGGTTGACACCTACTAATAAAGAACCTTGTAAACCGAATATATCCAGCTGGACAGAGGAAACAAAAGAACGGCAAGGGAGCTATCCTTACCGTCTTTTGCCAAAATTGTTTACCCTGTGCACTCTTTAGACTTTCGTCAAGGATGATAGTCCACCCTGGGAAAACCGAGTGTTGTGTCACTTTAGCAGTTTTGGTTCTGCCAATGCCTTATTGCTGACACATGAATGAGAGACGCGCCGGGGTGTTCAGTCCTTTTAACGAGGGACGAGCTCGGAAATCGCCCCGGTGGAGGTCTACACCTAGGATATCTGCCGTTTTAATGTGCGGCGAACACTGCACTCATTCAGATGGAAACAGGCAAAGTCAAAAGTTTGGTCATAGAGACCACCTCCTTCCTCTGCCCTACTGGGCATATTCGGATTATATCACGGGAAGGAACGAGATATGACGGTTTTATATAAAGAACTGGAAAAAATGAGCAAAGAAGAAATTGAGAAGGCATTAAAAGCCGGAGCGCGTATAGAGATAGTCGATCCTAAACATGAACCGTCACTCGAAACCGATACGGCGGGGCGGCGCGGCGGGATCAGCCTTAGGAGTACCCAATACAGTCACATTAACTGCGGCGGGAGGAAGGAAGATCATGGCGGGATTTTCTTCACAGAGACCTGAAAAGGCCACAAAAATAGTAGGCAACTGAGACAAGGGCATAGCGTATCCCCTTTGCAAGTTCGGATAACCAACATACCGCATAAACCTATGCCCTTGCCTGAGCCGCTTACAGCGGGTATGAGCCGGGGACCACCGCCTTTTATCAAGTCCAAAGCCCAACCATAAACCAGAATAAACCACCAACACTCACACACATCTCCGGGGTCCCCGGCTGATATCCGAAAGGAAAGGAGCCACAAATGACCAAAAGCGACATCAAACGATCATTAAAGGAGCACACCAACGGTGCCGGAACGATCACATGCAAACAGCTGTCAGAGTGGCTGGGTGTATCTGATCAGACAAAAGTAAAGAGAAAGTATCTGCTGAACCTGGAAAGTATCGGAACGCATTATCTCATAGACGAGGTAGCACAGAGACTGGCAGATATGAGAAGAACCGCATAAGGAGGGGATCATGAATTATATTGGGAAAGGCTTAACCGTAGCACTTGTTGTAGCACTGATAGCAGCAATCCTGTTTTCTAACCTACATCGGGAACCGGAAGAGAAAATTGAAGAGCAAGCATACATCCCGGTTGCACCGGTGCAGTCAGAACCGCTACCGGAAGTCGAGGTTGAAGAGCGAGTAGAAGTAGAGGAACCGCCCTTCTCATTCTGGATAGATCCGGAGATTCCCTTTGAAGTACAAGATAACGCGCACTATTACGGAGATATCTATAACATTTCACCCCAATTATTAGAAGCAATAGCATGGCAGGAAAGCCACTGGGATCCGACAGTCGAAGCAGGCGGATGTATAGGACTGATGCAGATAAATGAGCGTTGGCACATAGATCGCATGGAGCGCCTGGAAGTATCACACGGCGACCTATACACAGTCGGAGGGTCGATGTATGTAGCAGCTGATTATCTGGCAGAACTCTTCGAGGCATACGAGGATCCGACAGAAGTACTGATGATCTATAACGGCGACTCCAATGTAGAGAACTACAGAAACGGTGGAGAGGCCAGCGACTACGCAAATTCAATCCTATCAATGGCACGCGAACTGGAAAGACGTTATGACAACAGATGAAATATTCGGCCTGGCTATGTATCTTCCGGCAAGCACATACCGTAAGCATCCCCATCCATTGACCTATATAGGGACGAAGATATACCGCGACGATATTTACAACCTCTATCGCAACGATGAAGTGGAAATGAAGGACACTGACGGCATGGCATATTCGGACCGGTACTACAAGATATCACATCAGGACATGGATATAGATGCAAGGATGGTAGAGATACACAAGGACCTGGTTAAGTCCGGGATGATCCGGGAAAGGATGATCAGATGAAAAGAAAACCCATCATAGACAGAGAATGCTATTTCTGCGGCAATCCAAATACGGAGCTGCACCACATATTCGGCGGAGCATATAAGAAAGCATCTGAGAAGTACGGCTATGTAGTAGACCTTTGCTACGAGCACCACAGAGGCGATCACGGCGTACACTTCAATAAGGAACTGAGAGAGCAGTTAAGGCGCGAGTGCCAGGAGCGTTTCGAGGAAGAAGGCACCCGCGACGAGTTTAGGGCCATTTTCGGCAAATCATACCTATAAGCTTCCTGGCATTACCACAAATTGCCATGGTTATATTTGCGCCTGTACGGCAGCAGGCGCAGAAAGGAGGGAAATGGTAGGCGATAGGATCAGATGCACCGGATGCGGCGAGTATTTCATCAAGACAAACAGATCAGACCGCTGCCCGGAATGCAGGAAAATCAGACTCAAATATGCATCCAAAGCGCCGGAAGCAGCTGCCAAGAAGCGGGAGGAACTGAGAGCCGCCAGAGAAAAGAAGCTGACAGACGCGGCAGTAAATGCAAAGAAAATGGGAATATCATACGGAGAGTACCAGGCCAGGATGCTAAAGGTAAGGAAGGCCCCGGAGGGCTATACATCATATAACGAGAGGAGAAAACAAATGAAAGCAACAGGACTGAAGCAGGAACCCGAAAAGGAAGAAAAGGAGCAGACGGAAGTGCCGGTGTGCGTAAAAGCTATGGTAAGCGCCCGCATATCAGAGATCAAGAAAGAGCTTGAACAGTTAGAAGCTTTTCAGGCCACCTATAAGCTATGAGAGTCGAGGCATTAAGTGGTCTGTATTGCGCGACAGACTACATGAGAAGAAGCAGAGAGCGCATGGAAAAGGCAGAAGATAAACACCCTACAGGAGCATTCAAGCAGCTCCTGGATAGAAAAATGACAGAACTGAGAGGAGATCAAACATGTGGGAAAAGTTTGGAGAATTTGACAGCGCGGACGAGATAAACAAAGCGGCCGAGGGACTTAAAACCGAGGGAGACGAGGATTCACTGATGGCATTGGCTGAGGAAAACGGAATAGATAAGGAAGACGCGAGGGATTATTTCATGGGAAGAATCGAGTCTCTGGCTACAGTACATACCGCAGCAATAGGAAAGCTGGATGCAGAAGCAAAAAGCCTGGGACTTCCGGGGAACATCCTCTTATATGACTGGGTAAATCAGATCAAGACATATCTCATGCAGGATATGGATATAGCCCTGGCAGTACGCAGGAAGGGGAAATCCCTTGCAGGATGCCTGGCAAAGATAATGTTGGTAGCATTCACAAATCAATGGAATATACCCAACAAGATTCTGAAAGAGGCGAAGCTGTCCGCAAACAAAGTGACATTCGGAGTGCCTTCTGCAGCAAGCGTAAACAAGCTGATCAAGGATTATTACAAGGCCCCTATAGAGATAAAGGAGGCAGCAGGTGAAAAAAAGTGAGATAGAGGCCATCCCTTATTGCAAGCATGGCAACAAGGAGTGGTACGCCGGAACAAAGATTGCTCACCTGTCTGACCAAAACGCGCGGATCATTGACATATTCTATCAGGGACAACCGGTGGTCCGGTATGTGATCGGAGCCAGTCAGTATCTGACCTATGTATGCACCACAAAGAAGTGGGGAAAAGCAAAGATAGTTGATTCCTGGTGCTACAGCGGCAAGTTTTATCATTACATGAACAAGTCCAGCTATGGAGCCAAGATGACCATATCAAAGGAACTGGAGAAGGTACACGGCAAGAACTGGATAAACGAGGTATATGAGCAACAGATAAAGCTGGATCATGAGCGCGACGAGAAGAATAGGCAGCTGAGAGAATTTGAGTCACGAAAAACTGCGGGCATGGTACCGGATATGACTGACAGCTTTAAGGCATTCGTAGAGAAGGACTGGGGCCAGGGTATCATGTGGACGCTTCATCAGAACGGCAGGACTTTTCTGACATGCTCAAAGTGCGGGAACCGTGATGTAGTAAAGGGCACGATCAAAGAAGCAAAGAAGATCAAATGTGCATATTGCGGACATAACGGCATAAGAACTCCGGAGAAAGAATACACACAGATTATAGAGGAAGAGCGCTATTACAACGACGTTCGGCCATATGAAAAGGGAGTAGCAATAGTTGCAGTAAACGTGTATCGGCGGCAGCAGGCGGGACAGCCAATACTGTTTGAGTACACGGAACAAGCTGCAGAGATATTCCTTCCGAAGCGCAAGACCCCGGATGAATACTGGATAGAGGGAGATCGATGGAAAAAGGGCGTTCAAAGGGAGAGACAGTGGGGAGGGTATGACACAAGAAAAGAGTTTCCGACAGGCCCTACTCCGCCGTATGCCATAAAAGTGCTCAAAGAAAGCGGGCTAAAATACACCGGATGGGAAAGCTACGGAGAAGAACTCTATAAGTATCTGAGGGAGTGGCAGCAGAATCCAGGTATAGAACTGATATCAAAGGCAAGGCTGAATAAACTGATCACCTACAATCTGAGTGAAAACCTAAATAAAATCCGAGTTGATATCAAAGCCGGAAGTTTTGCGGAAGCATTCGGAATCTATCCGGAAAGAAAAAAGATGCTCATAGAGAATGAGGGCGATCCGGACATGATCAGAGCAATGCGGCTGGAGCGGGAACTAGGCCGGATGAATGAGAACACGCTGCAGGTTTTATCTCAGCTGGGCCAGCACCATTTATACACGGTACGGGAAATAGCCGAGTGGGTGCCCCCGAATAAAGCAATAAAGTATCTGATGACGCAGAAGGAAAACATAAGACAAAGCCTTGACACCTATAGAGACTTTCTGAGTATGAAGAGTCAGCTTGGCTACGCCATGACAGAGCGACTGTATCCCAGACACCTGGATGAAGCTCATGAGGACCTTATAGACGAGATCGACCGGGAAAAGATAAACCAAAGGGCCGCCAAGTATGAGGAGGAGTTTCCGGGAGTAAAGAAGAACTATAGGAAGCTCAATAAGATATTCGAGTATCAGATAGAGGACTATATCATACGCCCGGCGAAGAGCTGCACTGAAATAGTCGAGGAAGGAGCAAAGCTGCATCATTGCGTGGGAGCAAGTAACCAATATGTCAGCGCCCACAGCGAGGGCAAGAGCTACATTCTATTCCTGAGGAAAAAGGAAAACCCAAACAAACCGTTTGCAACAATCGAGATTGGAGCAGACTACGAGATAAAGCAGTGGTATGAGGCATATGACAAGAAGCCGGATGAAGAGATAATCCAACCGATTTTAAACCAATATGTAAAGCATCTGAAGGAGGCAGTATGAACGAAATAGTTTATAAGGACAGTCTGATCACACTCACAGAGACGATCAAGGCCGAGTTAAAGGAGCAGGCCGAGAGTTTTGTTAAGGTAGGCTACCTGTTAAAGGCGGCGCGGGACACGGAAGTTCTGAAGGATAGTTCATATTCGGATGTAAATGAGTACGCTACAGCGGAGTTTGGGCTTACATCCGATATGGTAAGCCGCTATATCCGCATATTTGAGAGATTCGGAGAGGGTGAAGGAAGACTGCAAACACAGTACCAGGGATACGGAGTAGCTAAGCTGCAGATCATGATAACCCTTCCGGACGAGATCAATGAGCAGCTGTCACCGGAGATGACAAAGAACCGGATAGCAGAGGTCGCGGCCGAGGTCCATGAGGAGCAGAAGATATCCGATATGGAAGTAATGTGTGAGGATCCGGCAGAGAATGACAAGCTGAACAACCTACAGCAGTTCTTTATGTCATATTTCAAGGACCATAAAGAGCAGTTCCTGATGATAGAAGATGTGTTATTGCCGTTTCCGGGAGAAAACGAGATCAATGAGATGAAGGAAATCTTTTTCCCTTCCGGTACCGACATGATATTTGCACGAATCCCGCAGCATGGAAAGCACTCACTATCCAATGGCGGCAGACTGATGAACATAAGGAGCGGCCAGACGGAAGATTATACCTGGGAGCAGATTTACTCAGAGATTGCACACGGAATAGGTACAGAGCTGAACATTATGTTTACCGAGGCTGACTATAAGGAACTGTTCGGAGAGGAAGTTGCACCGGTGCAGGAGGAGACTCCGGAGGAACCGAAGCAGAAACCGGAAGGCAGCAGGCCCAAGAAAGAAAACAAGACAGAAAAGAATCCAAAGAAGGAAGAACCCAAAGTCGAGGAGCCGGAGCCGATCCCTGACAACGAGGTACCCGGACAGACAATACTGACCGAGAACGGAGTAGAGGTAGTCGAAGCCCCGCCGGTATCTGAGGAGGAAGAAAAGGAAAGAAAGCGCTATGAGGCATATTTGAGTAATGTTGAGACCTTAAAGAAGCAGATTATGAAAGCATACGAGAGTATGAAGCAGTTTGACTGGATCGACGCAAAGACCACCGCGGAGACGATCAGAGACTACTGCAAGAAGATGGAAGTAAAAACGGGGCCGCAATAGGAGGTAAGCATGGACGAAGAAAAGAAGATCCTTTTGGAGATAGGCCTAGACCTAAACGCTATAGCGCAGCTTCTATGTGAAGACTGTTATGGCACGGTAAAGGAGAGACTAAATCATTTAGAGCATCTGACGCTGAAACTATATAACCAAAACAAGGAGGTACCAGATGGCGGAGACAAGAGAGCAGAGTGAGTACTGGGCTGAACTGGCAGAGGAGATCATACAGACGGAACCGCTTGTTGAGTATCTGCAGTTTAGAAACTTTACGATCATTTATCTAACCAGCGAGCACAAAAGGAAAAGCAACGGCAAGGCCGTGCACGGACTGACAGAGATAGTCCAGGAAAAGAACAAGTGGGCGATGCCGGGAGATGTATCTATCACGATATACGAGGCCAACAACGAGGGTTTCACAAAAGAACAGGAACGAATCCTTATGCTGCATGAACTCATGCACATTCAGGTAGACGGCGAAAACAATAATAAGCCAAAGCTCAGAGGACATGATGTAGAGGATTTTTCCGAGATCATAGAGATGTACGGCATGGACTGGGCGCATGTAGACGATAAGAAGATGCCCGGACAGATGACATTGCAGGATATAAACAATGAAGCAGGAGCAAATAAAACCGATCAACTTTTCACAACTGATAAAAAACAGTAACACAGACGAGTGGTACACGCCGAGAGAAAGCGTAGAAATCATCGTACCGTATCTTATGTGGGGGGGGTACAGGAAGATCCTATGCCCCTTCGATAAGGAAGAAAGCAACTTTGTGAAGGTACTGTCTGAACTTCAATTCGAGGTTACATATAGTCACATCGAAACTGGAACCGACTTTTTTGAGATCGAAGACCTGGAGACATACGATGCGATTGTAAGCAACCCGCCATTTAGTAAGCGGCAGATGATATTGGATAGACTGTTTAGATCAAAGGTGCCGTTTGCAATGATTATGAACTTCAATGGTCTGTTTGATTCAAAGGCCAGATGGGAGCTGTTCAAGAATAATCAGTTTGAATTATTGGTACCATGCGGCAGAATGAAATACTTTAACGAGAGCTGCAAAGGCAACTCACCTAATTTTCAGTCAATTTATGTATGCAGCGGTATGTTACCCAGACAAATAACTTTTGACGGAAAGGCAAATTGACATGGCAAAGCGAAAGAAAAAGAGCAGACAGAAACACCTATTAAAGAAACGCAAAGAGAAGCAGGAGAAGAAGGAGGCAACGGCCACCTGAATCCGCACATATTTATATAGAAGAAACACTGAAAACAACCAGCGCAAACCAGCGCTTAAAAACGCTATCAAGGACATTAGACTTACGACCATGTTTATTAGAAATGACTATAAATCTCCGAGGATGATGGAGAGTGAAATATATTACAAGGGATCCTGTGGACGAAAAGGAGAGGGGCTGTCAAAAAGACGGAAACCCACCAAAGAAGAGATGGACCAGGCAAACCACCGACACAAGGTAAAGGAACTGAGAAGGACGATCCAATTAAACTTCACGGAAGCGGATCATCTATTCACATTCAAGCCGGAGAAGAACTGCGGATGGACGATAAGGGATCTGCAAAAGGCATGGCAAAGATTCAGTCGAAAGCTGCGGACTAAATACAAAAAGGCCGGCAAGGAACTGAAGTTTATTTATCGACTTGAGATCGGCAAAAAGGGAGGGCTTCACTTTCATATGCTGATCAACGAGGCGGGCATCTCCCTAAACGAGATAACCGAGATATGGAAAAGCTGCGGCGGACACAATGTAAATGTGGAGCCACTGTATGACGCGGGCGGCTACGAAGACCTGGCTGAGTACATAGTCAAAGCATCCCCATCCGAGATCAAGGGACAGATCACGATGGATTCATACCAGCTTGATAAATTATCCCGGTACGGATGCAGCCGCAACTTAAAGAGACCGGAGCCGGAGACAAAAGTATACAATCGTCGCACCGTGGAAGAAATCATCCGTTACGGCGTAAAAGCTGATGATGGTTATTATCTTGACAAAGACTCTGTGTATATCGGAACGAACCCTTATACCGGATATTCATACATTTTCTACCGCCAGTACAAGATCCAAACTGCAGGCGATCTAAACCGAGCAAGAGAGAGAATTGCACCGGTGCAGGATATGAAGCACTTGTGCGTTGATGAGATAAGACATAAAGGCAGCAGGTAGCATGCACACAAAGAACTACAAAGAGGACGAGTATGTATTGTGCCCGTTCTACAAGAACGAGAGTGCGCTGGAGATACGATGCGAAGGCATAGTATCTTTAATCAACGCCTCTATTTTTGCGACCAAAGCTGCAAAAGACGAGCATAAAGAGGAACACTGTATAGGACTGTATAGGACTTGCCCCATATATCAGGAGCTGGAAAAGAACCTGATGTAGGGGCACCCTGTTTTTTGCGCTGTTTTCTAGGGATAATAGGGGCAGCAGGTGAGAAAAATGAGGAAATTGACTGATAAACAAATTGCATTTTGTGAACAGGTGGCTATGGGCAAGACTTTGGTTGAAGCCTATAGGCATGCTTACAATGCCAAAAAGATGAAAGAGTCCACCATCAAAGTCAATGCTTCGAAGCTTGCAAAGAACACTAACATTGCACTAACCATTGACGAATTTAAGAAAAAGTACTCCAAAGCCGCTGAAGACAAGGGCTTGATTGATGCCGAGGAAATTATTTCTACTTATGCCAAGATTATCCGGGCAAATATGGGAGATTACTTTACCTCTATCGGGGAGGATAAAAAAGGCAACCCCATCTATGCAACGAAAAGATTTTCCGAGATAGATACGGCTGCAGTTAAAAAAGCAAAACTGGATCCTAGCGGACATATAACCGGAGTGGAACTGTATGACAAGAACACAGCCCTTGCAAAACTGGCGGACATATTCGGACTTGCTGAGACTGTCAGATCCCAGGGCGACGGAATCCGTGTAGAAATGACAGACGAGTTTGGAGACATGGCAGAATGAGAACGCTGAAGATCAATAAACCGAGCGAGCCGCAAAATGCTTTTCTCCGGGCCAAGACCAAGTATGTAGGATACGGCGGGGCCAGAGGCGGCGGGAAGTCGTGGGCTGTTCAAACAAAAGCAAAGTTACTATGCCTGAAGTTTGCCGGGATCAAATGCCTTATAGTTCGTCGGACTTTTGCAGAACTGGAAGGAAACCATATAAACACGCTACGCGCCGACCTGTTAGGAATCGCAAGATATAACAGCCAGGAAAAAATGCTGAGGTTTGCGAACGGTAGCATTATAAAGTTTATGTTTTGTGCTAGGGACGCTGACCTACAGAAACTGCAAGGCCAAGAGTATGATGTCATATTCCTGGATGAGGCAACGCAGCTGTCGGAATACCAGATGAAATCCATAGCAGCCTGTCTCCGAGGAGTAAACACTTTTCCTAAGCGCATGTATTTTACCTGCAACCCCGGAGGACAGGGACACGGATATATAAAGCGAGTATTCATCGACCGGAAATTTAACGAGAATGAGGACCCGGACGACTATGTATTTATCAGCGCAAAGGTAAGAGATAATTACGCACTGATGAAGACAAATCCTGACTATGTAAAGCAACTGGAAGCGCTGCCGCCAAAACTAAGAGAAGCATGGCTTGACGGCAACTGGAACATATTTGAGGGACAGTTTTTTGAGGAGTTTAAGGACGATCCTTCACACTATATTGACCGCCGATGGACTCATGTTATCGAGCCGTTTGATATACCGCTTGACTGGAAGATATACAGATCCTACGACTACGGATATGCAAAGCCCTTTAGTGTTGGTTGGTGGGCTGTAGACTACGAAGGTACGCTTTATAGGATTTTGGAACTCTATGGCTGCACAAAGAATCCCAACGAAGGAGTTAAGTGGGATGTATACAAGCAGGCAGAGAAAGTACATGAGATAGAGACGCAGCATCCTATGCTTGCCGGAAGAAAGATAACCGGTGGCCCGGCAGATCCGGCAATATGGGACGGACAGCGTGGAGACTCCATAGCGGATGTGTTTGCAAAACAGAGAATATACTGGGACAAAGGAGACCATGCGAGAATAGCAGGCTGGATGCAGATGCATTACAGGTTTTCGTTTGATGATAACGGCATACCGTCAATGTATATCTTCAAAAACTGCGAGGCATTTATAAGGACAATCCCGTTAATGGTATATGACGAGACAAACGTAGAGGACTTAGACACAGACCTTGAAGACCATGTAGCAGACGAAGCAAGGTATATGTGTATGAGTAGGCCGATAAAGCCTAAAAAGAAGGAAGTACAGGTACAAATAGGGGAAGACCCGCTCAATCAGAGAGTCGAGGTAAAGAAAGTATTTTTGTAGGAGGACAACATGGACGAGTTGAGAGGAAACGAACAACAGACGCGCGTGGATGACATGCCTATATCAGGGCAGCAGGCGCAGGAAATGAATGAGATGGTAGCTGAAGCACAGATAACACTTGCGCTGCAGCCACCCAAGATCGGAAAAGAGGAGATCCGAAAGGCTATGCAGACTCTCCGGGAATACAAGGAGGGCAAGCAGCATCTGGAGGACAAGATAGTAAACAATGAGAAATGGTTTAAGCAGCGCCACTGGCAGATTATAGGCAAGAAGAGTACGGAGCGTGATCCAAAGCCGGCAAGCGGATGGCTGTTTAACACGATCCTGAACAAGCATGCAGACTTCATGGATGCATACCCGCAGTCAGATATCCTTCCCAGGGAGATCGGAGACGAGGCAGAGGCGGAGAAACTGTCAAGCATCATCCCTGTTATCATGGAGCAGAACGACTATGAGAGCGAGTATTCGGACGAGGTATGGTACAAACTGAAAAACGGTACCGGAGTATTCGGAATATTCTGGGATCAGAGCAAGCTGAACGGGCTGGGAGATATCTCTATCAAGAACATGGACCTTCTCAATCTGTTTTGGGAGCCTGGCATAAAGGATATCCAGAAGAGCCGCAACTTTTTTTCAGTCGAGCTGATAGACAATGACGTTTTAGAGGAGACATATCCGGATCTGATACCGAGGGGATCTTTAAGGAATGCAAACGACAGTACTGTAAAGAAGTACATGTATGACGAGAATATAAAGACCGACAACAAGAGCCTTGTAGTGGACTGGTACTACAAGAAAGAGGTTGACGGCAAGACGATCCTTCACTACTGCAAGTTTGTAAATGAGACCGTGTTATATGCGACCGAGAATGACACGGAGCTTCCTGTAAAGAGCGAGATCCACCCTGTTTTAGGGAAGCAGGGAATACTTACTGACGGATCCGGCAATATCGGAGTAACCGAAATAGACAAGCCAAACGGTGAACCGAGAAGCGTAAGAGGTTGGTACGATCATGGAATGTATCCGTTTGTATTTGATGTTCTATTCCCGGAAGCCGGCATGCCTTTTGGCTTTGGATTCATAGACATTTGCAAAAGTCCGCAGATATCCATTGACGTTATAAACAATGCGATTGAAAAGAACGCAGCGTTTGGAGCACAGCCGAGATACTTTAAGCGTAACGATGGCGGAATAAACGAAGAGGAGTTTAACGATCCAAACAATACAATCGTTCATGTAGACGGCAACCTGGGAGAGGATGAGCTTGTGCCGATACAGTCAACAGGACTCAGCGGCAACTATATGGAGTTCATAAACAGCAAGATCAACGAGATGAAGGAGACTTCCGGAAACAGAGATACCTCGAACGGTGGTACTCAGTCCGGAGTAACCGCGGCATCCGCGATCGCGGCAATGCAGGAACAGGCAGGAAAGACCAGCCGAGACATGATAAAGACCACCTACAGAGCGCATAAGGAAGTAGTCAACTTTGTTATCGAGCTTATCAGACAGTTCTATGACATGCCGCGAACATTTAGGATAATAGGCGAGCAGGGTGCGATGGAGTTTATCCACTACGAAAACAGTGGGCTGCAGCCTATCAGCCAGGGAGTAGACTTTGACATAGACATGGGATACAGACTTCCGGTATTCGATATCAAGATAGAGGCTGAGAAGGAGTCACCGTATTCGCAGATATCACAGAACGAGCTTGCACTGCAATTCTACAACGCCGGATTTTTCAATCCTCAATATGCAGATCAGGCACTTGCGGTCATGGAGATGATGAAGTTCCAGGGAAAGGATAAGGTCCTTCAGAAGGTAGCGGAGAACGGCACAATGTATCAGCAGCTCATGGCAATGCAACAGCAGATGCTTCAGATGGCCGAGATCATAGACGCACAGAACGGCAGCAACATGGCCGGGGAAATGGCGGGAGCAATAATGAATGAGTCCCAGGCAGCAGGCAGCAATCCGACAATAGGGAAGTTGAAGAAGCCTGACTCTGAAAACTCTATTGTATCGAACGCCCGTGAACGTGCAGCAGAAAGTACGGTACCGCGATGATAGAGGTTGATTATCGCAAAAAAGGCAAGATGCATGATATCACGATAACCGGGCATGCCTCCGGAGAAACAGGAAAGAATATCATATGCGCCGGATCAAGCATGCTGGCCTACACACTAGCGGAAGCACTTATGCGAATAGATGATGCCTCAGTCAAAATAAAAGACGACGGAGAGATATTCCGTGTTACGGCAGAGGATAGTTCAAAAGTGAGAGACGTGATCAGTACAATAATGACCGGCTACGAGTTGCTTGAAAATGAATACCCACAGGAAGTGAGTCTGGTATAGAAGGAGGGTGTCCTTAGGGGCACCCTTTTTTTAAGTTATTTTATTTTATATATTGCGAATAGAGGAGTCGTGAACCTAATCACAGAAAGGAGCACAAGATGCTTAAACTTTTTTTACAGCGTTTCAATGAAGACGCTGCGGCAGAGAGTCAGCCCGCCACTGACACAGCAGGAGCCGGAGAGACCGGCGAGCAGGTCGCACCTGTAGAAACGGATCAGGCAATGTCATTTGATGATCTGATCGCATCAAACCCGGAGTACAAAGAGGCACTGGGAAAGCATGTAGCAGATGCAGTAAGCAAACGCTTCAAGAATCAAAAGGACCTTCAAAGCCGTATAGACGAAGCTTCACCCATTATCGAGATGATGGCTGACAAATACGGAGTAAGACCCGACGAGCAGGGAGCGATTGATCTTGCAGTGTTACAGCAGAAGATCATGGATGACAACTCATTGTACGAGCAGGAAGCCTTTGATCGAGGAATGAGCGTTGAGGACCTTAAACGCTGGAAGCAGGCAGAACGCGAGAACGAGCGTTTACGCCGGGCAAACGAGGGATACGAACGCGAGGCCGAACAGAGAAAGGAGTTTGAGGCTGTAGCAGCCCAGGGAGAGGAGTTAAAGAAAATTTACCCATCCTTTGAGCTAGGTGCAGAACTTCAGAACCCGGAGTTTGGAAGGCTGATAGCATTGAATGTACCCTTAAAGACCGCCTATGAAGTAGTCCATAAGGATGAGATCATGGCAGGCAGCATGCAATATGCAGTACAGCAGACAGCGCAGAAGATCAGCAACTCCATCCAGAGCGGACACAGACCTACAGAGAATGGTCTGACCGGAAAGGCACCGGCAAGCGGCAAGCTGGATCCGTCGAAGTTATCCAAAAAAGAAATCGACGATATCAAAGCTAGGGTTGCAGCAGGTGAAAGAATCATCCTGTAATCCGGAACAGGAGTAAATTATGAAGATCAAAGATTTTGTATCATTCAACCTTCAGCGTTTCGACGCTAACACACAGACCACGACTCAGGAGAGCATGTCTCCGCAGATGAAGACCTTTTATGACACTGCTCTCTTAGAGAACAGCCGTCCGCAGCTTTACTTCAGCCAGTTCGCAAAGAAGCAGCGTCTTCCTAAGAACCACGGCAAGACAGTAGAGTTCCGCAAGGCAAACACAATGCCTGAAGTAACTGCACCCCTCACCGAGGGCGTAACCCCTGACGGATCAAACTTCGGTTATACCAACAAGACGGTTGCCATTGATCAGTACGGTGCATACAGCACAATCTCTGATCGTCTGGAGCTTGAAGCAATCGACAACACAATCGTTGATTGCACCGAGGAGCACGCAGCAAGCGCAGGCCAGAGCCTTAACAAGCTCACCCGTAATGTAGTAGTTGCAGGAACCAATGTAAACTACGCAGGCGGAAAGACAAGCCGTAGCGCATTGACCGGCAGCGACAAGATCACGGGCGCACTTGTATCAAAGATCCGTACTCAGCTCGTAAAGAACCTGGTACCGAAGATCGGCAATGATTATATCGCAATCATCCATCCTTCTGTAGCAGACGACCTGAGACATGACAGCGAGTGGCTGGCACCTCATCAGTATGTAGACTCTGAGAACATCTACAACGGCGAGATCGGCAAGCTTCACGGCATCCGCTTTATCGAGGATCCTACTCAGAAGGTATACTGGGGCGCAAACCTTGCAAGCGATTCCAGAACGCTTACACTTTCTGCAGCAGCAAGCGCAGCTTCCTCCGTATCTTTTGACGGCGGCACAGTAGCAGCAAGCGCACTTGTAGGCCGTTATGTAATCATCGGTTCCGGTAAGTACTATGTATCAGCTAACACTGACTCAGCACTTACACTGAAGGATCCCATTGATCACTCACAGGCAGCTTCCGTAACCGCAGACGACAACACCGTTGTTTATCCTGGCGAGGGTGGCGCAGCTGGTATCGCAGTATATGCAACAACCTTCTTTGGTAAGGATGCATTCGCAGATATCGAGCCTACAGCAGAGAGCCTGGAGGTTATCGTAAAGCAGCGCGGTTCATCCGGTGCAGCAGATCCTCTTGATCAGAGATCGACAGTAGGTTGGAAGGCATCTCATGCATCCATCCGTCTGTATGAGGAGAGACTTATCCGTCTTGAGAGCGGATCATCCTTCTCCAGCCTTGACGAGGGCAACTAAGAACAATCGGCAAAAGCGGGCCATAGTGCCCGCTATGCCTATATGAAAGGAGATTATTATGGCTAGAAAAGCAGCTGAAGAAGTAGTCGTAAATGAGGAGATCACCACAGAGGTACCCGAAAAGAACGATGAAAAGGTTACACTGGCAATCCCGGCAGTAAAGACTATGGACGAGGAGCCGAACATCTTTGTTGGTTTGAACGGCAAAAATTACATAGTCAAGAAGGGTACAACCGTTGAAATGCCCCGCGCAGTAGCGGAGATCATCATAAATTCAATCGAGGCAGAACAGGAAGCTGTAGAAGCTAAGATCAGCATGAGCAAGGTAAAGGAAGTCCTTATCTAAGGTGTGTAAGGGGCGTGAGGGAGAAGGATCCTTACGCCCCTGTTTTGGAGAAAGAATATGACAGTAAGTGAACTGATAAGCAGATATAACGAGGAACGGACAAACGAAATCCCGGACGACACAAAGCTCAGATGGTTAGAGACCTTAGAGCGGCAGATCATGGAGGAAGTTATCCTGACTCATGAGATCCCGAAGGACTGGGAGGACTTTGATGCAGAGACATACTTTGATGACTGGGGCATGCTAAAAGAATTGCTGGTCCCGGACATGTATGCCGAGGTATATACTCACTATCTGGATAAAAAGAGCGCATGGGCCAATGATGATGTAAAGCGTCAGAGGGTTGCGTCAGAGTTGTTTAATAACGCGTTTATGACTTACCAAAAGTATTACAACAGGAACAACCTTCCCGCAGGAAAGCAGGGAATATACATAGATCACAGCAGGTACTAAGATGTTTGAACCGGAGATATCAGAGGTAAAAGAGACAAGGAAAATGACCGGCGCATTCCTGGGACTTAATCACAATGCCAGGATAAGCGACGGTGAATTATATTGGATGAAGAATCTTACATCCGATTATTTCCCAGTACTCTCACCCAGGAAGAAAAGAAAACTGGCACTCTCACTTGCAGACAACGAGTGGGAGACGGTATCTCTGACCATTACGAAAGAATATCACGGCGACATAGCGCAGAAGTACGCGCTATGGAAGACCGGGGATATAACTGCAGAAGGCAGCAGGTACTACAAGTTGTCTATAACGTCGGTTATAGCGACCTTCTCATCATTGAAAGCAGAAATTACATACACTTGCACCGGTGCAACAAAGACAGAAACCCTTACGGTATCCGGCAACAGCTGGACTGGAGAATTTACGACTCCGGTAGGAACGAAAAAAATAAGCATAGTGATAAGAGGAGATGCTGCAGACCCCGATCATTTTGATGAAGAGGATCTGGATATCTATATCACTGATATAGAGCTGACATATAAGAATACAGTAATCCGAGGGATCGTATGCAGAGGCAGTTCGCTTGTCTACATGATCAGCCAGACTCTGTATTACAACGATCAGACCTATGACATGTCAAGTTATATGCCGGCCGATGACGATAAGATAAGCAATCAGCAACTTATCATATTCGGAGCATATGTAATCGCATTCCCGGCAAATATCTACCTAAATCTCATAGATCCTACGGACAAAGGAGCACTCGGACAAAAGAACACATTAGCAGGCACGGCAACCTATAGTCTATGCGATAAAGACGGAGTGGCCATCAGTGCAACAGTAAGCGTTACCGCGCCCGCAAATCCTGACGACGGAGACTATTGGCTTAGAAACTCTGCAGATCCGGGACTCTTTATATACTACGACTCAATGGGAGCCTGGGTACAGGTAACAACGACATACATAAGCATATCAATGACAGGAATAGGCGTAGGCTTCCAGGCCGGAGATGCGGTATTCATGAATACAAAGCTGTCAGATATCAATAACGGAAGCATCATACAGTCGAGGACAGATAACTCTATTGTAGTCATTGCCATGATGAAAGCTGCAACGGATACGGAGACATTCACTTCGGGAAATCCTCTGGTGATCGAAAGAAAGATCCCTAAGATGACAAGTGTTTGTGTATCAAATAACCGAGTATGGGGATGCTATTACGGCGAGGAAGGCAGCAAGGTAATCAATGAAATACATGCATCAAAGCTGGGAGATCCGAAAAACTGGTACACATACGCCGGAGTATCAACAGACTCTTATACATTATCCCTGGGAGACGAGGGAGTATTTACCGGAGCATTTTCCTATCAGGGATCTCCGATGTTCTTTAAAGAGAATATCATATACAAGATTTACGGCAATTATCCGGCCCAGTATCAGTTAGTTCCCTATGACTGCAGAGGCGTACAAATAGGCAGTGAAAAGAGCATAGCCAGAGTAGGCGAGTATCTTTTCTACAAGTCTGATAAGGATATATGCCTGTTTGACGGATCATATCCCAGGCCGCTTTCAGTAAAGCTGGGACCGGGAATGTATTACGAGGCGGCAGCAGGCGCATGTCTTAATAAATATTATGTATCCATGAAGGATGAAGAAGACAATACACATCTGTTTGTATATGACCTTGA